GCCGATCGCCACGATGCCGGTCATCAGACCAGGGTTTGCCGCCGCCCAGTTGGCGATCCCCTCCACCACCGGCGTGATGAACTCTGCGATGCGCGTGAGCGGCGGCAGCAGCGCATTGCCCACGGTGATGCCCAACCGCTGCGCGCTGTTCTGGAAGCTGGCCAGCGTCCCCTGGAACGTCCCGAGGCTTCGCTGGAAATCCTTCTCCACCGTGCCGGCAGCAGCAGTGCCGCCGGCATCAGCCTTCAGCTTCGCGTACTCCTGCCGGTATTTCATCAGCGACATCAGGCCCAGCTTCGCTTCCTTGTCGCCGAAGATCTCGGAGAGCTTGAACACGTCGCCGCCGGTGACGCGCTGCAGCTCCGCCAACGCCGCCTCCATCGGGTTGATGCCCTTCGCCTTGGCGCTCTTCAACACCTGCTCAATGTTGACGCCGAACTTGCTGAAATTCTTCACCGCATCTGGTGCAGTCATCTTCAGCATCGCGTCGGTCATGCGCGTCGCTGCCGCGCCTGCATCCGGCGCATCCTTCCGCACCATCTGCATCATTGCCGCCAGCGACACCGCACCCTGCCGGCCCTGGATGCCAAGCGTTCCTGCCGCAGCGGCGATGGTGGGCATGAACTGCGCCATGTCCTTCAGCTCGAAGGCGCCCTGCTTGCCGGCGAACGCCAGCGCATCGAAGGTGGCCTTGAGTTCGGTGGGCCTGATCTTCAGCGCGTTCTGCAGCTGAAAGCCGGTCTTGGTGACGTCGAGCAGATCGGAGTTGGTGGCGGTCGCCACCTTGCCCAGCGCCTCCATCGAGGCGACGGCATCCTTCAGCTCCAGGCCCTGGGCCACCAGATCCTGGATGCCCTGGGCCAGCTTCTCCGGCGCCAGGTTGGTGAGGTTCCGGCTGCTGAGCCGCAGCACCTCGCTGCTCAGCCCCTTGAGTTCGACGGCGCCCACGTTGGCGGTCTTGCCGATGTCGCTCAGCACCGCCTCGAAGCTGGCTGCCGTGCGAATGCTGGCCCCGAGCGCAACCGTGATGCCCGTCGCGCCGATGGCAGCCTGCTGCCAGAGGGCATTGTCAAACATGCCCTTGAAGCCCTTGCGGCCGGCGATCGCCGCATCGTTCATCGTGCGGCTGACGTTCCGCCCGAACGACGACACCTGAAACTGCGCAGCCTTGATCGAGCGGCCGAGACTGGCCGCGATCTTGCCGCCGATCTCGACGGTGATTTTCTGTGGCCCGCTGCCGCCGATCATGTCCGCTTCATCGCCTCCGCGATCTCATCCTCAACCATCTCGGCCGAATGCACCCAGGCCCAGAACTCGTCCAGGTCCAGGCCCAGGATTTCAGCCAGGCCCCAGCCGGTTGCCTTCGCCAGGATGATCACCGCCCGGCGGAGGTCTTCCACTGCTACGACCTGGCCACCCTGAAAGCCGCGAATTGCGCCTCCAGCTTGCTCCAGTTGACGTCATCGAACTGGAGGACGTCTTCGTAGAGGATCTCGCAGAGATTGGCGATGAGATGCACAGTCTGCTCGCCCTCGTTGCTGGAGGCCTTGGAGGCGGCGACGCGATCGCCGACCTTGGGCCTGCGCATGATCACGTGGTCGACTTCAACGCCGCTGACGGTCTCCGGGAAGTCGAAGACCACCTTGGCGGTCGGCTCAGGTCGTTGCTGTTTGGCTGCCATCATCAAACCCCAATCGCCTGGCGGATCGTAGAGAGCTGATCAACGCCGTCGATCTTCCGCACCATGTTCACCTTGTCGACCTCGACCAGTTCGCGGCCGCCAATGGTGAGCTTGAAATAGCGGAGGCCCACGGTGAACTTCGGCTTGGTGGTGTCACCAGCCTTCCAGTCGCCAGGCTCCAGCTGCTTCACCATGCCGGTCATGTTGACCACAATGGCGACCGCATCTTCACCATCGCGTCGCATCGCGCCACGGGCGGTCAGCTGCTTGTCGCCGCCGGGAAGGCCGTAGAGGGCGATGATGTCGGGGTTGAACTCCAGCAGGTCGAAGCTGGCCTCCAGCTTCTCCATGCCCATGTCGTGCTCGATCGGGGCATCCATTCCGCCGGCGCGCACCTCCTCGACCTTGGTGGTAAGAGTGGGCAGGGTGAGGGTGTCGATGGTGCCAGCGAGGCCGCGACCATCGACGAACAGAGAGAAGTTCTTGAGGATCCTTGGGATCATGGGTCAGTCCTCGGTGGGGCAGGTGTTGATCAGGCGGCAGGGAGCGCAGCAAACAGGTCGACCACGTAGGTGTTGACCAGGTGGCTGCGGAACGTGACGCGCTCGGCCGGATAGGGAGGCGTGAACTCGAAGTCGAACACCACCTGGCCATTGGCGATGGATGTGGGGGTGTTCTGCTCAGGGTCCACCCAGACGTCGCCGCCGAGGATGGCGCCGCGGGCCTTGAGGGTGCGCAGGTACTGCCGCACCGACTCCATCACTTCTTCGAGGTAGGTGGCGGTGATGCAGCGATCAACCGCCCACAGGTGCCCACGGAGGATCGACTCGTTGATCATGTCCGCCGTGCGCTGCACGGACAGGAAGGTGTAGAGCGGATCAATCGAGAGGGTGCGGTTGCCCCAGAGGCGGAAGCCGCCCTCACGGATGATCGTGGCGACGTTTTGCTCGTGTGGCCTCGATGCCGTAGACCTCCTTGTTGGAGGGGGACCACCAGAAGCCCAGCTCGTTGTCGGTGCGGTTGATGATGCCGGCGACAGCGGGCGAGGCGGGCATGGTGACGCCACCAACCACCACCCAGGGATCGACGAGGTAGACCCGGCGGGAGCCGAAGTCATCGGCGGCCTGGATCGCGGCGGCGTCGGTGGTGTTGGGCCCGTCGGCGATGATCACGGCCCGGAGGCGATCAGCAATGCTGAGCAGCTCGGAAACCACCCTGTTGCGGACGGTGCCTTTGGTGGCGGTGCCGGCCACCGCTTGGACACCACCAGAAGGCGGAACCCCGATCGTGACGGTGACCGTGCCGGTGTAGTTGGTGCCGGGGTTGTCAATTCGAATGCTCAGCACCTTGCCGGCATTGGCCCCGGTGCCAAGGATCGCAGTGGCCGTAGCCTGCACCCCGCCGCTGGCGGGGGCGCTGATGGTCACAGGCGGTGCGGTGACGTACCCGCTGCCCTGGGTGGTGACGGGAATGGTGAGGATGCCGTTCGCGTGCCGCTGGTGGCTGAAGCCTGGAGCGATAAGCACCTTGGGAGCAAAACCCACGGCGTTCTCCGATGCCAGGAACCCGTAGACGCCTTCATAGGCGCCAGTGCCAGGGTTGGTGCCGCCCACCACGTTGCTAATGGTGGCCTCGTCATTGGCTCCTTCGGCGACGCGGATCACCACGACGACCGCCCCCGCCTGGGAGTAGATCAAATCGAGGGATTGCTTCAGCGTGCCGGTGCTGCCCAGGCTCGCGTACTCGGTCTTGCTGACGATCAACACCGGAGTGTTGAGTGGGAATGCGGTGGCGTCCGCATCGGGGGCGGTGCCAATCACACCGATCACGGAGGATCGAACGGTCTGGATGGGCCGTGCGCCAGTGTCGATCTGGAGCACCTCCACGCCGTGGAGGAAGTTGGTGGGCATAGTGGAGGAGCCTCCTGTCGGGTTGATTCTAGGCCGAAGCGTCAGGCCATCAGACCGGCGCTGGGAGCGGAATGGTCCAGGTGGCGCCTGGGAAGGTAAGCGTGCCGTTGGAGCTCGTCACGTCAGTGCCGTTGTCGATGCAGCACACCAGCTCATCGAGGTTGGCAGCGCCCCCGCGAGCGCGTGCAACGACCAGCTGCTTGGCGGTGAGGGAGGAATTGGCCCAGGTGGTTGGACCGACCGTGATCGTGACGACGTGGGTGGTGGTGTTGACGGAGACGCTGAGAGTCACCGGGGCGCCACCAGCGGAGTACCCGGGCCCGGAGATTTCGTTGGTCACATCGGACCGTTTCGCATGCGTCGCCCGATTTGCCGAGTAGCCGGCGCTCGTAAGGATGCCCTTGAAGGCGTGGATGGTGTTGCAGTTGCCGGCAGCCATGTCCGGCAGGAAGCTGTCGTAGATGATCTTGGCCATGGGTCACGCAAGGGTAGAGAGAGGTTGGATCCAGGTTAGGAGAGCGGAATGCGGCAGACGGTAGTTAAGCGCAGTTGGCCCTGCACATCAGTAGCCGCAGTGAATTGCAGTGTGCCAGTCTTGCCAGACGCACCAAAGGCGATGTTATAGGCGCTGCTGCTTAATGAGTTTCTATTAAGCCAGGCTCCGTCGCCTCCGGTGAACTGTGCGACTCCGGTTGAAGTAGCGCTGACCAAGTTGACGACGTTTGCGGCCCCGCAAAAGCTGTAAGGACCGTCAAGATAAAAAGCACCAAAGTACAAATCAAACCTGTTCGTCCATGTGTAGCCGACTGGCGGGCCGGCTTGGGATAACGTTGAAGTATTAAAATAGTAATCAAACCGCTGTGCCCTTTGGCTAGCGTTAGAAAGCTCTGCGCTATTGTTGGCAAAGTTCACAGCCGCAGACAAGGACTGCCCTGAAGGCACCCAAATAACAGAAGCATCGTCACACGTTAAGTCCTTGTATATAAAATTTCTTTGGTTTGGCGTTGCCCCTGTATTCATCGCTCCGCCAGACGGGTTAAGCTGTAAGGGTCTGGTATTGCTGTCTATGTTGGGATTCGGTACATAAACAATAGAAGATGTTGCAAATGTCAGCACTGATGGCTCGGGCGGCGCGACAGCCACTGCTGCATCAGCAGCGAACGTCGTCGCGAGTGTCACCCAGACCGTTTCATTGAAGGCCCCGTCAGAGCCACCCACAGCTGCATCGGCAGCGAACGTTGTCGATCCCGAAGCCCAGGTCGTCGCGCTGAACGCACCGCTGACGCCACCCACCGCTGCATCAGCAGCAAACGTGGTCGCAAGCGTTACCCAGTTGGTGTCACTCCCAATCACGCCATTCACGCGGGGGCGCGATGCTCGAATTAGCCGGCCGTTATCACCATCAAGCACCTCTATGCCGTGCAAAAAAGCAAACATCAGAGCTCGCAGTCAGCAGCAAAGTGGAAGAGCATGCTGGCGACGTAGGCGTTGGGGTAGACCAAGAACCCGTTCGTGCTGTTGGAGAGCGCGACTGGCGCGGTGGCCTGGTTCGCCCACACCCCGTTGTAATACTGGCTGTACTGATTGGCGGTGCCCGAGCGGTTCCAAAAATTGAGCTGCGGGGTGCCGCGCTTCGTGACGCGATAAGCCACCGCCGGCGCAGGGGGCGCGTAACCAGTGGTTGAGAAGTAATAGATGCACTGCCCGCCCACCAGGCCGGTATCCGTGGCGGTGCCTGGGATGGTGTCGAGGTCGTAGGACTTTTCGTAGTAGCGCTGGCACAGCGCCAGCTCCGTGCCAGATGGCCGCAGCTCGAATGGTGTGCGGAACGCCCCGGGCTCCACCTGCACCCGGGCAATGTCAAACGTGCCCGACTGCTGGCCCAGGGTGCCGTTGCGGGCGTTGAAGCTGCTGCCGCCGTCAAACCAAATGTTGAGCGCCAGGTAGTCATCGCCGGCGGTGCCGAGCATCTTGCCGCTGATGGAGGGCACGGTGACCGTGAGGCTGATCTGCTGCCAAGCTGTGGTGAGGCTGACCTTCGTTGCGCCGATCCCCGACACCACGGCACTGGGTGAACCGCCAGTGCCGAACCACTGCATCAGCTCTACTGCGATCGATCGGCTGGCATCAGCCTTGGCCCAGAAGCTGATGGTGACCGTCTGGCCGGCGAAGGTGCGCACGCCTTCAATTCGCTGCAGCAGGAGCGAGTAGTTGCTGGCCCCTGCCACGGATGTGACGACGGTGCGGTTGAAGAATCGCGGCTCACCGGGGACGTTACCCTGGCCCAGGGTGAAGGCTTGGCGGCTCAGCACCGCGCTGCTGCCGACGTAGCCATTGAGCCAGCGGTCGGCGCCGAAGGCCGATGCATTGAAGCTGGTGCCGCGCTGCCAGAAGTCGAAGTTGCCGTTGATGATGGCGTTGCGGAAGCCGGCCAGCGGGCCACCGTTGATGGCGCTGAGTTGCGCAGCAGCAGTCCCGTCGTTTGCCAGGGTCAGTGCCGGGGTAGATGCGCTGGGGTGCTGCAGCTGCTGGACGCGGAGGTTGCTCATGGTTCAGTGTTTGATGCAGTACAGCAGCGCCACGTTGCGGGGCCGGGTTTCGCTGCCTCCTGTTGATGAGGTCGGGGCTGACTGATCGCCGTAGTCGTAGCCGGTCGAGCCTGTTCCCACTTCATAAGACCCTGCCGATCCAGATGTTGTCGGATTAAGGTGAGAATGGCTTTTTAATTCGTCGGCTTGAGTGCTGCCAATCGTTCGCCCAGTGTCAACTCCACGGCCATCATCCCAGCCCCGCACAAACTCTGCACGTAAATCAGGGATACTGAACGTGGAAGATCCATTGCCGGGGCCGAACTGGCCCGCCTGCTTCGCGCCCTCGCTGGCGGCGAGGTTGCCTGAAACCTGCGCATAGGCCCAGAGCTTCGGATAGGTCGCCCTGCTGATGACTGCGCCATTTGCTTTCAGCCAGCCAGCCGGGGCCACGTTGCCGGCGAAGGGCAGAACAGCACCTGCAGGAACGCCCAGATCATCCGGCACCTGGTACCGCTGCCCATCAGCGACGGCTGGAGCATCGAGCTCCACGAACCCGCTGGTCGAGCCGTTGAGCCGCAGGGTCATGGTGTTACCTCCAGTGCCTCGCGCAGTTCCGCCAAGGTAAGGCCGATTCTCGCCAACCTCTCTTCTACCGTCAGCTCCGTAACCACTTCGCGCTCCAGGATCTCACCTCGCAGCCGCGATTGCTCCACGCCATCCGGTGTTTGAAACCTCAGATCGAGGCCAGCGATTTCACCGTTGCCTTGCAGTCGAAGTGCCATCAAACGATCACCCAGGTGCTGCCGGCAGAGAGAGTCACAGTCACCCCCGCGTTCACTGTAATCGGGCCAGCACTTACGGCGTTCTTGCCGTTGGCGATGGTGTAATTCTGCGTGACGACCTGGCCGTTCTCCTGAAAGATCTGGTCACCGCCGCCGCCCGTGGCCCCCTGCCCCAGCGCAAGCCAGTCGGTGCCGTTGAAGGACTCGAACTGGCTGAAGGAGGTGTTGAACCTGAGGCTTGGGCCAGTGGGCGAGCCACGCTGAGCGGTGCTGCCTGACGGCAAGCCAAACCATCCGGTCGCGGTGCTGCTGATGCTGTTGCTGTAGGACGCCCCTTGCAGGGTGACGTTGCCGGTGAATGTCGGCGATGCCAGCGGCGCATAGGTGTTAGCCGCGTCAGTGGCCTTCAGATAGCCCTGGCCCACCACGAAGGCGGTCGTCGCCAGCTGCGTGGTGTTGGTGTCGACCCCAGCCGTCGGCGCTCTCGGGGTGCCGGTGAATGTCGGCGATGCCAGCGCGGCCCTGGTGGTGTCCGTCGGGTGGACGTGATCCTGCCGCGCGAACCGCAGCGAGGTGCCCACCGCTGCCGTCCCGTCTGCCTGCGGGGTGGCGGTGCCCGCTTGGCCCACCACGAACGCGGTGGTGGCGATCTGCGTGGTGTTGGTGTCGACCGCAGCCGTCGGTGCTGCCGGGGTGCCGGTGAATGTCGGCGATGCCAGCGCGGCCCGGCTCTGCTCCAAGGCGTTGATCTCGGTGTCGAGTGCATCGAGCGCCCCGCGCAGCCGTACCACGTCCTCGCTCAGCAGGTTCGCTGCGTTGGGCTTCTGGAAGCCCTGCGTGGCTGTGACGTCATTGATGGGCATGGTGTCAGATCACCACAAGACGGAGCTGCCGGATCTGCGGCCGGGCCGCAGCGGTGCCGGTGAGGGTGAGCCGCACCCTGGTGGTGCTGCCGCCGGTGGTGAAGCTCGCCACCGTGAAGACCTGCTCGGTCCAACCGTCGCCCACTGCCGTGCTGCTGGTCTGGCTGACGGACTGCCAGGTGCCGTCCGACTTCTGGAACTCCACCGTCACGCTCGATGCCGCGGGCAGCAGCGACTCGAAGGTGCAGGACACCTTTGCGTTGGCCGCGCAGGGAATCGCCCGGGACACGTAAGTGCCGGTCTCGCCCAGGTTGCCCAGCACCGCCTGGGTGCCGGCAAACAACAGCGGGCTCTCGGTCGTGGTGCCGCTCAGCACCGCCGAGAGGGTGAGCGGCACGTTGATGTCCTCCGCCAGCTGGATGCGGGCATTGTCGGCACCTCGGATCGTGCCGCCGTCGGGCTTGGTAAAAACGAACTGCACATCGGTGGCGCTGCTCACCCGCTCCACACCGGCAAGCGCCACCAGGTCAGTGGTGTCGCCCACCGCCGCCAGGATGGTGCCGGTGGCGGGCGTCGCCGGGCTGCCGCTCACGGTGAACGTGTAGGTGCTGGCTCCAGTCGAGGTGATCGTGACCGCGCCGTTGTACTCGATCTGGGTAGCGCCGCTGTGAACCACCTTCTGTCCGGTGATGAAGGGGTGAGCACCCCCGACCCATGTGGCTGTCGCGGTCGTACCGCTCCTTGTGATCGTGACCGTACCGCTGCGAAGCGGGCCCAGGGGGACGGTGCGGCTGTTGCTGGTGAAGTTGGCCCCGTACATGCGGAACGTGAGGTCCGACTCCTGCACCGGCGTCCAGGTGCTGGCGTTGCTCGACTTCAGCATCGTGCCGATTGTGTACGGCTGGCTGGTGACGAACGCATTGGCCACCAAGTCGAACTTACCCAGCTCTGCCAGGCCCACTGCATGGGTTGGATCATCGGTGAGCAGCACCATGGCGTACTCCACGCCCGCCTGGAGGTAAACCGGCCGGGTGAGGCTGACCTTGTTCCAGGCCCCTACCGTGATGGCGCTGCCCTGCAGCACACCCTCCGCCAGGGTGGTCGCGTTCGGCAGGCCCAGCTCCGTCTCCCGGATCTCCAGGTAGACCTTGTTGCTGCTGCTGCCCTTCGCGGTGAACTTGAAGTCGACGCCGGTGACGTGCCGGGATTGATCGAGGCGGAAGGTCTGCGCCAGCGGATCCCAGAATCGCGTCTCGATCGTGGTGAGCTGCCGCTGGGTGCGGGTGACGATCGTGCCAGCGCCGATGAACCGCGCTGCGCCGAAGCTGCCCTGGTTGCCCAGGAACGTGACGCGCTTGGTGCCGACTGGCACGTTGGCCGGGATCGTGAACGACCCCGTGATCTGTCCAGATCCGTTAGCTGTGAGGGGCATGGCAATCAGGGAGGCGTGACGGTGATCCCGTCGAACTTCACCTCGGTGAGCGTCTCACCGGGGTCGAAGCCCTCCAGGGTGAAGTTGATGGTGATGGGTCGGAGGAACTGCGCTGGCCGCTGGCTTTCACTCAGCAGCTCCGTTCTGGTGGTGCTGGTGACGCTCTGGATTGAGAACGTTCCGGTCGCACCCAGCCAGGTGCCGATCTGCTCGGTGATCGGTGATGTCCAGATGGTGTCGATCAGCGTGAACCGATCCACCGCTGGGGTGAGAGTGATGGCGGCCGGGATCGGATCGAACGCCTGATACGGGTTGATCGCGCTGCTGCCCGTCTGCTGCGTCTGCTGCAGGATGATCTCCTCGGTGTAGGGGAGCATCCAGTCCTGCGTGTTGTTCGTCGGGGCCTGGTAGGCGGTGAGCGCGATCGGCAGTTGCAGCGTGCCGTTCACCACCGCAGCGGTCTGCGTGATGCCTTGGTCCCGTAGGTCGTCATCGAGGAACGGATCGACGAACACACCGCGCTTGCTGCTGGGCTCGCGGCTGCTGATGTCGTTTCGCAGCCGCTCCTGTGCCACCAGGTCGAACAGGTCGACGATCAACGACCGCATCCGCTCCAGCTGGTCGAAGGGGATCGCTCGGATCCCGTTGTTGTCGATGGTCGGCGCTGCGCCCCAGTTCCAGTAGAGGGTGGCCAGGCTGAGCAAGTTGCTGGGCACTGCCGGCGGCAGCGGGTTGAACCGGGAGCTGATGCCCTTCACTCGGCTAAACGCCCCGTCGCGGTCGATGCAGAGGCGGTCGTAGCGCGGCAGCTTCCACCGGTAATCGGTCAGCACCAGGCTGCCGTTCACCGCACCGGTGATTGTCACCACGCCGGTCTGCAGGTTGATCGCATCCGGCGTTACCGCGCCCAGGTACTGGTAGGTGATCGAGTAGCTGGAACCAGGGGATGGCTCGATCGCGCCGCCGCCGGTGGGGCTCCAGTCCACCTTGTCGCCGTTCAGGAAGAAGTCCCGTGGGCTCTGGTAAGTGGTGCCTCCCTGGGTGAGGCTGATGATCGACAGCACCGACACATCAGGCAGCGTGTCCTGGCCACCTGAGAAACCGCCACGGGTGAGCGTCACGGTCTTCTGCCGGGTGATCACCACGCCCAGCACGGCATCGAGCGGGGCGCGATTCAGCTGCACCGTTGCGGTGCCGCCAGTGGTGCCGGTGAACACGTCAGGCTCGGAGGTCACCACCTCCAGGTCCGGATCCTCGTTGTAGGTGAGGCGGCTTGCGGTGGGCTTGTCGACCTTGTAGCCAAAGATGTTGCCAACGCCCTCCCGGATGCTCAGGGTGTTGACGCCGAGGGAATAGCCAGCGGGGCGGACGCTCAGCCCATCGACGATGTAGTTGCCGTTGCTCTCCCGGTCGTACCGGGCCAGGGCTTCCATGAACGCGCCGTCGCCTGCTGCCCCCTGCTGGTTCAGCATCGAGCCGTCGATCACCACGTAGACGGGGTAGAACTCGCCCGCGAGGGATTCGCCGCTGTGGCCCCAGGTGGGGGTGATGCGGAGGCGGCCAGCGCCAGGCTCGGTGTAGTTCCGGGTGCCGGCGGCGGGATCGCGCAGATCAGCATCTTGCAGCTCGGTGATCTCCTCCTCTAGGAGGAAGATGCCGATGCGCACCAGCCCGGTGAGGGAGATGGTGAAGGTTCGGGTCGGCACCGATCGCACCGCAGCCCGCAGGTAGACCTTGCTCGCGGGACAGGTGGTGGATCCGGTGGTGGGGTTGATGACCGGGGGCGTGCCCTCGATCACCGCGCCATCGGTAAAGACCGCATCGGCGATGCGTTTCAGCCGGTCGATGATAGTGCTCTGGGCCTCGTTTAGCTCGGCAGACTGGAGTCCCTTGCCAGCGCGGAACAGCAGCTCGTCGTAACGGTCTGCGGCGTCGAAGCGGTTGTA